TACCGGAGGACGCGAATATCCAAAAATACGTGCTACATTTGCTATACCATCTAAAGCGTACTTAGACGCCATGGCATAAGGACCAATTGTAGGGACATTCGATAGTGCTCCAGCGGCTTTAGCGAGAATAGATGCAGGCTTAGAAATAATACCTTTGCCATACTCATCATTCCCAGAACTAGAGCCGCTTAATTTGCCACCACCTTTCTTCTTTCCAACCGGAGCCTTTCCAGACTCGGGTAGAATTTCAGAAATGGAGCGACAAAACTCATCAGTAACAGGGCGAAGATCCGGTTTTAACATCGGATACTCACGCTGTACTAATTTCGATAATTCATCGGCAGCAAGAGTAAACTCCATACGAGCGTTGAGATATTTATTCAACGAACGCTGGTACTTGCGCCGAGCTTCCTTAAAATGCTCTCTTCTACGATGCAACAATATTGGAGTAAGTTCAATATTACCATCCTCCATAATGGGTTCCAACCCACTTTCAGGAGAAATAGTACCAACACCATTAATCGTAGGAATTGTCAATTCAACATTCTTCATAGAAGCAAACACAACAATATTAACAGATCCAGCAGCGCTATTAGCATGCTGCAAATCAGCAATACTGGTAAACGAAAGAGTTCCTAGCTTATCATATTCACCATATGGTAAACTAACCCAATTCTTGGGATAAAAATATGGAACACACATATTGCCACCAGTAGAGGTAGTAGGATCTAAAAAGATATGCGGTCTTTGTGAGGCTTGATAGACATACAAGCCCTCACCAGGAAGGGCATCAAAAAGCCTAAATGTAGATAAAGGATTATAAGATACCAACATCCTGCCGTAATAAAAGGGATTACCATTAATCATAATCTTCAAGTCGAGATCGCCTCGAAGTAAATAGTAATTTTCTATCCTTCTATTAACGTTAAGATTATTCAAAAACAAGGACCAAGGATCGATCTCAGCAGAGAACCCGACTCCAGTAGACCAAGTCGCAGAATAAATCTTAACAGGACGAGATAGGAATGCTCCCAAATCACCATCCTCACGCTTACTCAACATATACGTGGGATCGCGATTGGATAAAATTTCATGCATCCATCTCGTGTCAGCATTATTAAATGATACGATAGGATCACTCTGCATAGAAGCAGATTGAGTATACTGATAATTCGTATCATAATTATCAGAATTATTCATTTCAATAGAATTTTTAGTATCAGTAACACACTATGTAAGCCGTAACTACTCGTGTTAAAGTAGTTCGGATTTCCTATAGATTCGATTGTCAATCTCCTCTAAATAGAGGTGCCATACGAGGATGACGACACAATATGCAAGCAATTAAAATACACACATAGGTAAACATGTAAAATAAAGGTAATCAATACATAAGGGACATTTGTACATTAACGGGACTTTGTCCAAGGCCCGGCCACACAAAGGGTGACACCAAACTTATTCAGGGGCAATAAAAACAATCTCATCCAGTTTGAAGACATCTCTGTCATCAACTGGAGGACCATTCCTATACCTCTGCTTCCACTTAGCAGTCCAGTACTCAAAAGTAGTGTCCAAATTAGAACAACGGTCAGTAAGATCACAATCCTTTGCAACCTCACGTAATTGACCTATACGCTTATTGAATACTTTCTTACCGTGGAAATAAAATTCCCTAATCGCTCCATCAATATTAATTGCAGCTGCTTCCTGAGGAGTCAAATCCTTAGAAAGCAAAACAGCATGAAGCGACTTGAAAATCGACAACTCATCCAAAACGCCAACTCTACATCCAAGTTCGGATGCATAACGAGATTTACGCTTTAGGAAATCAACATTGTCAATATTCATTAAAGGCACAGGTTCTGATTCTTTATCAGGCATAGTAAACAACATACCATGCTTAGCCATGAAACGGGCATACGTAACATGGTTAAAAAGGTCAGAAACCCTAGAAGAAACTCCTCCGAAGAGGTCGTCTCCATATCCCATAGCAGACACAAAGTCTCTAAATGCCGGGACAACGGTATAAGGTATACCAGTCAATTTTGGAGTCGAATACCATTGGTCATACCAATGAGTACGCAACATTAACTGGCTACTAATAGTACCGATATAAACTGTAAGACTACTTCCAGATAAATGCAAAGCTTGTAACATCAATAATGTGCCATTCCAACTAATAGTCGGGTTGGAAATATCAGCACACAAACCTTTCATTATCAAGATATCCTCATCTGAATAACCAAAAGCCTTCGCAATGCGAATAAAGCATTCAAAAGAAGCTCTAATCACTTGAGCAGGCAATCGGAGATCAAATTTAGAATAATCTCCAGCGAAAATATTATTCGAACCATATTGCGTAACATGAGAAATCAATTCATCCCATTCTGGACCTTGACAGTTAATTCCAACTGCACAACCAGATTCCAATGGAATGGTTGACAAACCAGCACAAATAGTTAGAAAATATTTCCTAATAAGATATTGGGTAGAAGCATTGAGTACGTAGAAAATACGAGTCTTGTCTTTGGTGAGCTTTGTAGGCTCATCCTTAAGAGCGGTGCGAGCACAAACATGTGCACGTTTACCACTCAAATAACAAGATCTCATACGTTCCACTTCCTCCATGCTTTCATCATCCATATCAACAGCATCCGGATATTCCTCAGTGGGTTCCAATGGCGTGAAGTATTTACTCTTCCTACCAGTACGTGGAAATCCAATAGAGGTACTGCGAACCATACGATCCACAAATCTTCTACCAGGAATACCATTAACAGCCTCAATATGAGAAAGAGGCCTAATATCAGCATTTATCATCTTGAGCTTAGTAATTATCGAAGATACATAATCTTCAATAGCCCAATCCAACGCTTCCGGGTCAAAACCAGAAGAAGCATTAGAAGCGATGACAAGTGCATCACGATGAGCTTTAGTAACGTTCATCTTAGGGGGACCCCACATCTGTGGGATACCACATCTTCTCGTGACACTTTCAGAAATGACAGTATCAACAACAGAAGAACGATACGTTGCTCTACCAGGAGCTGTTCCATAAACGGAAACAGAATTCAAATCATCCACATTCAGAAAACGTGTTGGACATTTGACGTGAACGTCAGTAGACGTTACCACATCAACTCCACACATCTGAGTAGGAAAATTAGAATTAGAAGCCTCAGGCAAAATATTAGTCATTTCAAAAATTGCATCATCGATTTCTTTCTTCGATAAGCAACCAGAAACAGCCAAAAACTTCTTATTTCCACCAAGATGAAAACCAAAAATATAAGGATTCTTGGTATCCATCAATTGGACAGCCATACAACGACCATCAAAAGTTTGCTGCTTAGTATTATGCAAAGAACCCAAAAAACGGGGAAGGCCGGAACCTTCAGCGTTATTGGATACTTGCGAAGCAGAAACCTTATAGGTATCAAAAGTCAAAGAGCCGTCGCGCAAACGACAGACCTCTTTAACTAATCCAGATTGACGAACTGTTGGTTCCAAAAGAAACCAATCAGTCACGTCAGAAAAGCTAGGTGCATTTTGAACTTGCACAATAACTAAATCCGTATTCGGAATTCTCTCAGCGCTATGAAAAGCGCAAGGAGACCGAAATCCGGAATTAACAATACCTTCACTCTTTCTCCTAAACTCAACCACAAGACCACTCCTTTGAGAGCGAGTCTTAGGTATCATATGAAAAGGAAAAATAGCAAAATTGGACTTGACGAAGAACGCATTACTAAATTTGCGAACATCGTCCTCAATCCAAGAAGCATATACGAGATTATTGGAAATAGAATTTAAACTACGTTCCACGCACGAAGTCTTTGACACTGTAGAAACAGGCAAAGACTCAATGCTAAGTTCAGCCCAAGGATTAACCTGAGCCAATCTGTCATCAGCTTCCTCCTTACTATCAGGATTCAAAGCTGATTCAACAGTAATACTCATACGCTTATAATAATTGTAAAACTTATAAAGAGCAACTGCAGCCACACAAATGGCTCCAGCTGCTTTAACGCGGTAATTTTGAATAACTTTAAACATATTCTTAACATCATATCCGCCATAATCTGCCAAAATTTCATCATAAACGTGCTCACGGCAACGTCTGATAAAACCAACAGTAAAAATAAAACATTCATAATAAATAAGACAAATAAGACATGCAATAAATGCATTAGGATATTTAACAAACAATCCACATGTAAAAAATATAATATGCAACCAAGCAAACAATATATATTTACCTTGATTCCTAAAATAATTCAATAATCTACGACGGAAAACAAAATCTGCAAGAATACCAGAATACTTACCCCTAACAAAACGCTCGGGGATAGAGTTAATGGCATCTGCACATCTGTTTCCATCATAAAACGATACAATGGAGGACCACAAAAACTGTCCACCAAATTCCGCCGTTATTGATTCCTTGTTACAGGAACAATATCCGACGATACCGTTGCAAGTACTGCAAACATTAATTAAGTCATTAAATTGATCATTAGATTCAACAACCTGAGTTTGCACATACTTGTGGTGCTTAGCCTTTTTAACAAGGTAATTAAGAGCACCAATAGTATCAACAACATCAATAAGCGTCCATTCAACCATTGTAGAGGTCTTGTTAAGAGAATTCTCTTCAAAGGTATGAATTTCAGCATGATAATTGTGACGTTCACCATCAGTCGTAGCCCGAGATATCAACTTGGGCTCAACAATCTGGAAATCCCAGCATTGCATAAGCTGATCAGTTCCCTTGAAAGCATCAATAGCCTTCATGGGATCATAAGTATTAACAGCAAATGACGTCCGATATTCCGGGCGAACAAAAGGTCTAAACACAACGTCAAAACGACGCAAAACTGCCTCTTTACAGACAGCACCCTCAGTGAGGGATTTAAAACTATTCATAGTGCAGATAACAAGGGAAACATCAATAGGAATCATTCCCTTCTCATCAACAGCCGCTTTAACGGCAGTCATAGGTGCATTATTCTTAATCTTAATAAGAAACTCAGCAGGATTTGCATCAGAAGTTTCAATATCTAGAGCTCCAATATCATCACATATAAGAGCCTCGACCATTCCATCAGCCCACGAATCATATCTATCAGTCGGAGTATAAGTCCGAATGCGATCCGAGGTAGAAGGTCGGCACATAGCTTTGAGAACTGTAACTGCAAACATTTGAGTTATAGTAGACTTAGCTACACCAGAGTCACCTTGAATAGCAACCATAATTGGAGCTTGACGCAACTTACCATCAGTTTTGAACTGAAGATACTCAGCGCGAATGCTACCAATATTGGTAACCATGCGCATATAAAGAGCCTTTTCAGGCCCTCTAGTCTCATTACAAGCGCTCGCTAACATCTTGGAGGTTTTATCCAACAGATGTCCAAAATCACGAGCGTCCATATTATAAGTACGCATAAGATTTCCATTCTTACAAATAGGCCAATACTCCAAAACTTTCTGATACGATGACATAATGTCAACCGGCTCAAAAAGATCGGTAGCTCCACCTGTAAAAATGCGATAACCAGTTTCAGCAAAATAAATCACTGTCTTAGTAATCAACTCCCAAATATCAGCAATGTTATCCATAGTAGTACTAGCTTTAACACTGAAAATTTTAAGAGCATGAGCAGTGATGCCATCAGAATCCTTTCCAATAAGACCTGAGACAACACAAATTGTAACAATATCACGCAATTTCTTATACAGGACCGTATTCCTAAATTTAGTGAACACGCCTGACACAGATTTTGCTTTCTCCCATAAACCCTTCTCATCTTCACCTTCTTCAGGTGAAATATGATTAAAGAATTCATCAAGAATAGTCTCAGTCAACTCAGGAGTTAAAACTTGAGACAAATACATTGTAACAATAGAAATTGTATTTACCCAACTAGTCGAAGTTTTCAAACCAGTTAGGAAGGATGCAAAGAAGACAATATTTCTAGTTCCAAAAACAGAAATAAGAAAATCAGATTGCACTTCAAAGCCACCTTCAGGCTGAAGAGAGTAACACTTAGCGAGTTCGCACATCTGCTTACGCAGATTTTGTTGGTTCGCACAGTGCTTAGACTTCATAGTCTTGTGACAATAGTCACTACGACGCCGAAGTTTATCAGCATAAATATCTAGAGGTTCAATATCATCAAGATCATAGCCATCATCAGATGGATAATCATAGGTATAAACATTAGAATCCATTTTCGTTGGAATCACGTCAGTTGATGCTGTAAAGTTAGCAACTGAACTATCCTCAATTGAGGTAACAAACGATTGATTCTTATACTCATCACGAGGGTGGTTCTTACTGACCGCAGCGTTCAGAACACGAGAGTTAAATTTCATATTTAAATGCCCCTATTTCAGGAGGGGGACTTTAGTTTACCATCAATTTATTTAGCTAATTCGAAGGATAGCAGGCCATATAGGCGATCCTTTTATAGTCATTTTTGATTAGCGAGTGCGACAACACTCGACAAGTGATTATAGTTTTGAGTCATAAAATCATAAGACCATGGGGTTCCAGTATTTTCTATCAACGAATTGTTCTGGTTCAATACTCCACACCAAATCATTATTTATAGTCCGGGGTGCACGGACAGTAGTAAAGAAAGATCCTAATAATATCTGGAAAAACTACAACAGCTTTAGATAAGGTAGAACAGGTAAGTCGTACACTGTCTAGCTGATCTATTAAAAGGTGCTGCAAGTACTATGTACCAATTCTTCAAGATAAGTCCACACGGGGTATACCCGTGC